ATGCAGGCTATCATGTATGAGGATTCGCTTTATACGAGAACCTCGCACTATTCCTACGAGATTATCAATAACAATTTAAGGCTCTACCCGGATCCTAGTTACTGGGATTTTGGGGATCTAGATCGAGTCTGGATTAGATTTTATGTTGATTCGAATGCGTGGGATCGTGATGACAATTATGAAACCGGCGTGGATGGTATTAATAACGTCAACACGCTACCCTTTGACAATCTTCCCTATGACAGCATTAATTCAATAGGCAAGCAGTGGATACGTAAGTACTGTTTGGCCTTATGTAAGGAAATGTTGGGACAGATTAGAGGGAAGTTTACTACTATTCCCATTCCCGGAGAAAGTGTTACTTTAAATCACTCTGAACTTCTTGGTCAGGCCAAAGAAGAGCAAGCCGACTTGAAAGACAAGCTGATTGAGACGCTAAAGGAGATGGAATATACTGAGCTAGTTAAGCGAGATAGTGAAAGGTCAGAGGCGGCAGCCACCACACTCAAGAACTCTCCGCTGCCAATTTTTGTGGGGTAATAGACAATGGATGAATGGAAAAGGCCAAAGCTTCCCCCACCCTTGTTTTTAGGCGAGAAAGAAAAGGATCTCGTCAAACAGGTTAACGATGAATTAATAGAGAAGGTAATCGGCCAACAAATTTTGTATTACCCCATAGACCTAGAAACAACTAATTTTCACGGGTTGTACGGGGAGGCCATTAAAAAAACGTTTTTACCCCCCGTTCGCATATACGCCCTGGTGGAGTTTACCACATTTGAAACCGACTACATGGCCGGCGTCGGAGTTGACAAAGTTTGGGAAATTAGCGTCCATTTTCATAAGAGAAGGCTTGAAGAAGACCAAAATATGTATGTGCGTGAGGGTGATTTTGTGTTATATGGTGATAACTACTATGAGATAGTCAAACTATCTTATGATAAGCAGCTTTTCGGACAAATTAACAGTATCTTTGAGATTTCAGCTATTTGTAAGAGAGCGCGGAAGGGACTATTCGATGCTACCTAAAAACTTTGATTTTGCAATGCTTCCGGCTGGAAAAGACGCCGCTACCTTAAAAGAAATAGGAATGCTAGAATCCACGCTTGAGAGTATAGACTATGCGATGACGTCATGGGTGAAGGAAGATTTATCAATCAGCACCATGACTAACGAGGGGTTTGTAAAAACGCCAGTGCTTTGGCAAGTACCAGAAAGGTCTTTTCAAGTTAAACACAAAAAAGAACTGCGCGATGACTCAGGAGCTTTGAAGTTACCCCTTATAAGCATTGAGCGCACTGCTGTAACCAAAGACCCCAACCGAAAGGGCTCTTTTCAGGCCAATTTATACTCTGATGAGAAAGATGGCAGAAGCGGACGCATGGTAATCGCTAGAAAGATTGTTCCGGATAAAACGAGGAACTATGCCGTTGCTGCCGGGACAAGAGGAGACCAAACAGGGGGCACAAAGCAGCTTTACTTCCCGAGAGTCAATAAAAAAGTGGTCATCAAAAGCCTTTCTATTCCCATTCCTGTGTATGTTAATATTGATTATAAAATTACGCTGAAATCAGAATATCAACAGCAAATGAATACGATGGTTGCGCCTTTTATTGGGCGAACGGGGCAAATCAATGCGTTTACCATGACACGAAATGGTCATTTATATGAAGGGTTTATTGACCAGAGCTTCACGCAATCCAACAACGTTAACGACCTAGGCGAAGAGATGAGAATGTATACCTCTGAAATTACTATTAAGGTATTAGGGTATCTTATTGGCGAGGGAGAAAGCGATGATCGACCCCTCGTTCGAATACACGAAAATGTTGTTGAGATAACTTTTCCCAATGAAGAGGCAGTTCCTGAGGGTAACGACACTTTTTTTCTTTAGTTCAGGAACTCCTTTTGAGATTGAAAATACTATTTAATTAACGATTGCACTACATTTATGCACATTTCGATAAGAGGAACACAGTATGTCAGTGAAAAGTTTTAAATTCGTCTCCCCGGGGGTGTTTATCAATGAAATTGATAATTCCTTCATTCCCGAATCAGCAGATGTTATTGGTCCGGTTGTAATTGGTCGTGCCCGCCGCGGCTTGGCAATGCAGCCAGTAACCGTCCAATCTTACTCAGATTTTGTTGAGATGTTTGGAGATACAGTCCCTGGTTTTGGCGGTGGTGACATTTACCGTGAGGGGAACCTTCAATCTCCCATGTATGGAACTTACGCCGCTAAGGCGTTTTTAAATGCGAACGTTGCTCCTCTTACATATGTTCGCCTGTTGGGACAAGAGACGTCCGCGGGAAATAGCGCGGCCGGAGATGCCGCAGCCGGTTGGGAAACCACTCAAGGGCCCGCCGTCGCACCCGCAACTAACGGGGGCGCTTATGGTCTGTGGCTGTTTACATCTCAATCGAACAACACCGTCGCAGCTAACTTGGCGACAGGTAGTCTCGCAGCCATTTTTTATATTGATGATGGTACCATATATCTTAGTGGTACGGTTTATGGAGGCGGCTGTCGGCTGTCCTCACGCCCCGTCGCAGAGGAAGTTTCTGCAACGACCGGCTCTAATAACGTTGTTATTGGAACCGATAGCAATAATCTTTTTACTATAGTTGTGAGCGGTACCCAGCAGCTAGAATCAGAGAAAATTAGTTTTGGATTTGATGATTCAAATAGTAACTTTATTCGTAAAAAGTTCAACACCAACCCACAACTCGTAAGTGGCGCTACCTTCTATTCTGGGAGAGCATCAGCCAAGTCCTATTGGCTGGGAGAGACCTTTGAGCAGCAGTTAAGAGATAATAGTCTAACTGGCAAAGCGCTTGGTTGTATGATGGCGATTTCTAGCGGAAGTTCACAAGGCCCCTGGAATATGCGCCCACAAGCTTCTTATGAGGCAAGAACTGGTTGGTTTATCGGGCAGGACCTCGGCGCCGCCGCCAGTTATGTTCCGTTCAGGAAGCAAAAACTATTTCGCTTAGTTGGCCGCGGCCATGGCGCGTGGATTAACAGGAACGTTAAAGTTTCTATTACCAATGTTAAGGCGTCGACTACTACTATCACTGATTATGGTACATTCTCTCTGTTGCTTCGCAATATCGATGATACCGATAATACTGTACAGGTAATGGAAAGATGGGATAATCTTAACCTTGACCCCACTTCACCCAATTATATTGGGCGCGTAATTGGCGACAAATATACTTCTTGGAACGCAACTGAAAGACGACTGAGGACATACGGAGAATATAACAATAATTCAAAGTTTGTGTATGTTGACGTGAACAGCGACGTGGACGCCGGCGCAACTGATCCCACTCTCCTACCGTTCGGCTATTTCGGCCCACCCCGCTTTAGGTCTATGTTCGATCTTAGCACCACTGGAGCATTCAACTATAGTCCGAAAGGGCACCAGAACTACGATGGACAGGAAGACGATAATGCACGCGTCCTCGCTAACTTCTTTGTGACGGGCGGTGCTGGTATCGTTGCGACTTCCGGTAGTGGTCAGTTTAGCGGCAACATTTATCTTTCCGGTGGGATGAACATGTCGGGAGCTGCCGGCGCCGGCGGAATGGGGGACTTAACAGCATCGTTGGTCTTCCCCGTCGTAAGGCTTCGTACCTCAGCTTCTGATGGTGGTTTGACCGATGCGTCTGACGCATATTTTGGAATGCAGACCACCAGAGAGGCTACGAGCACCACCGCTGATGCCAGTATTCCAGATTACCACCGGTTACTGTATCAAGGTTATACCGGTGGAGGTGGCCAGAATGCTACAAATCCTTTCAGCGTAAGAGGTGTAGAAGATTATGCATACGTGTTCTCTCTTGACGACATCGTTTTGAAAACTGCTGGCGGAACGGATTATTTCTATCAGTCCGGCTCTCGTGTGCTTGAAACTTCCTACACGTCTGCGTCTTATTCAAACTTGTTAGACGCTGGCATCAATAGTTTCACGGCGCCTATGTGGGGTGGATTTGATGGGTTCGATATCAAGAAGCCCGATCCGCTTTATAACAAGGGAATAGCATCCGCAGCCACGGAAGATAACAGTTATGTGTATCACACTTTTAAGCGTGGGATAGACACAGTGGCAGACCCGGAGTACATCAATATGAATCTCTTGTCTCTGCCTGGTCTTACGACTGCGGCTTTGACTACGCATGCGATTAGGGTCTGTGAGGAGCGCGCCGACGCGCTAGCCGTCATCGACCTTCCCAATGTGTATGTGCCGGCATCCGAAGAATACCAATCCAACAAGGCGAATCGCTTTCAGAGCACGCCTGTAAATGCTGCGAACGCACTTCGCGATAGAAGGATTGATTCAAGCTACGGTTGCACATTCTATCCTTGGGTACAAACCCGCGATGAGTTGACTGGTAGAATGCTTTGGATTCCACCCTCCGTTGCTATGTTGGGTGTTTTGGCTTCCTCCGAGAAGGCATCACAGATTTGGTTTGCTCCTGCAGGCTTCAATCGCGGTGGTCTTTCAGAGGGTGCTGCAGGAATCCCAGTGGTGGGTGTGGCTCAGCGTCTTACTTCGAAAGAGCGCGATACTCTTTACGAAGCCGCTATCAACCCCATTGCTTCTTTCCCATCCAGCGGAATAGTTGTTTTCGGTCAGAAGACACTGCAGGAACGTCGGTCAGCGCTTGATAGAATCAATGTGCGTAGGCTGGTCATCTACTTGAAAAAGCAGATTTCCATCCTTTCCACACAGATTCTCTTTGAACAAAACGTTCAAGCCACATGGAATCGTTTCATCGCCTTGGTCGAGCCATTCTTGGCCAACGTTAAAACCGATTTCGGTATCACAGATTACAAGTTGATTCTTGATGAGTCCACAACGACTCCTGATCTTATCGACCAGAACATTTTGTATGCGAAGATTATGATTAAACCGGCTCGTGCAATCGAATACATTGCTATCGACTTCGTTATCATGTCGACGGGAGCTTCATTTGATGATTAAAGATGTGAGGGGTTTTTCCCTCACCACACTATTTAAAAATAGATTATAGGAGTTTTAACACATGCCATTCTGGTCAACAAATTTCGGTGAGAGCACCGAGCTAAAAGATCCCAAGAGACAATTTAGGTTTTACGTAGAGTTTCAAGGTATTAATGCCCCACAGGGCGGTGCTACCCTATGGTATGCCAAGACCGCCGCAAAGCCCAGCTTTACAGTCGATGCCACCGAGCACATGTACTTAAACCATGTTTTTAAGTATCCCGGCAAAGTAACATGGCAGGATATTACTGTTACCCTTGTTGACCCTGTTAGTCCTGACATGGCAGCCACCCTATCCGATATTTTAGTCCAGTCAGGATATTCTCCTCCCACTGATGCAACTACTGATAGTATGGGCACCATTTCTAAGGCCAAGGCAGCCAACGCTTTGGGGACTGTAGTCATCACGCAGATTGATTCAAATGGAGACGCTCTAGAGAAGTGGACCCTTTGGAACTCCTTTATCAGTGACGTGAAGTTTGGAGATTCCTTGGCATACGGTACTGATGATTTGACTGAAATGTCCGTTACTCTCAAGTATGATTGGGCGCGGATCCAGACCTTCAATGATGGTTCAGTTCTTGTTGCCGGATCCGGCGAAAAGGATTTCTTTCAGGTATAGATAAAAAAAGAGGTGTATATTGTCTAGAAACCGAGACCGCGTAGGCGGTGTTCAACAGCACGACACGGCTCCTCCACCACAAGCAATACAAAACGAAGGTGGTGGTGGTTTTTCGTTTGTCGTTCCCACGGAATTCGTGGAGCTGCCCTCCGGAGGTCGCTTCTACCCAGAAGGACATCCTTTACGGGGAGAGGACAGCATTGAAATTCGCCAAATGACGGCGAAAGAAGAAGATATTCTCACATCGAAAGCACTCCTTAAAAAAGGTGTTGCCCTTGATAGAGTTATCAAAAATATTATTGTCGATAAAAGAATAGACCCCGATTCGCTTATTGTGGGAGACCGTAATGCAATTATTATTGCTATGCGTGTTTCCGGTTATGGTAACGTGTATGAAACACAGGTAAGTTGTCCGGGCTGCGGAACACAGCAGGAATATGCTTTCGACTTAAATGATGCTCACGTATATCAAGGAGAAGATGTAGAAGATTTAAATGTTACGGTCAACGAGAATGGGACTTTTTCGACGCGCCTACCCCGAACGGAATTGGATGTAGTCTTTAAGTTGCTTACCGGACGACATGAAAAAACATTTGTTGCGGGGATGGAAGCAGACCGCAAACGAAAGAATTACGCAGAACGAAACATAACAAGACAGCTGGCAGCAATGCTTGTATCGGTCGATGGCGATTCTTCCCAAGAAGCAATTAAATATTTGGTCGAGAACTTGCCAGCCATGGATTCTCGACAACTGCGACTGTCATATCGTCTTGCTGCACCCAATATAGATTTAACTCAGCATTTTGAGTGTAGCGAATGTGATCATGAGCAAAATATGGAGGTACCGCTTTCTGCGGACTTTTTTTGGCCTGACCGATGAATATATGGAGAACGTGTATGAGCAGTTCTTCTTTTTAAAATACTCTGGTGGGTGGTCATTTTCTGAATCCTACAATCTCCCGGTGGGGTTGCGTGGGTGGTTTGTGAAGCGGCTAGTTCAACAGCTTGAAACTGAAAAAGAGGCGATTGAGGCAGCATCAGGAAGCAATAGCACAACGCAAACGCTTTCCTCGCACAACCAGCCGTCTCCTCCCCCTCAAATGATGGGGAGAAATAGACAGGGTTCATAGCCCTGTTTTTTTTTGCAAAGCTAATTAGTTTATACTTGAGAGGAATTTGTTTTGGTCGATCCCACTGATCCAGCAGCAGCAATACAGGCAGAAGTAGACGCAGTAAATAAACTTACCGAGGCTCAGGTTGAGTTGCGCGAGATCAAGAAAGAACTTGCTCGGTTAAGGAACGAAGAACTGGAGGCCATGAAGGCCACCAATCAACTGTCCCCCAGGGCCAAGAGCGTTCTAGATGCGGAGACCATCTCTCGCA